TTCTTCATGAGTCATTCCAACCACAGAAGGTTTGGTTTTCTTGGTTACTTTATCAAAATAATCAATATCTCTTTGCATCTTAGCAGCATTTTGTTTTCCTTTTGAAGGAGAAAGATGCTTATCACCTGCTCTTCTTTCGGATGCTGCTGCTTTTCTCATTTCAGTATCGTGGCGTGATGCGCCCTTTACTGCTTCACCAAGTCCAAGTGCCTTTCTTGCCTTTGCCTTTTCTTCTGGTGTTGGTTCTTTTGAAGGAGCAAGATCTTTAATTGAATGAGTTGCCTTACCAACTTTAGCAGGTGCTGATGGCATTTTCTCCATGCGAGAAGCCATTCTATTTTCATCAATAGGAGCATACATTTCGGCATATGCTTCCATCAAACCTCTGAGTTCCTTAGGATCCATTTTTACAAATACTTTTTAGTTATTTATAAAAAAACCTCCTATAAGAGGAGGTTGAGATCAAAGCGTATGTTTTTCAATTTGACTATCAAGTTCTACAATCACTCCACGAATGTCAACAACCCGAGGAGGAACACTTACGTCATCATAAGTATATCCTTTCTGAGCATCAAAGAGAACTTGACGAACTGCAGCAGCAGAACGAACATCAAGATTAAGTGTTACTCCAGTTTCTTTAGTCACAGGTCTCCCTCCTTACGATTTTCAGAACGATAAACATCAAATGCACCTTCAGGATAACGAGCACTCAACTTTTCATAATTCATTTCCATAATCTCACGGAAATTAGTATCAAGTGCCATACATGCTTGAGCAATGTACCAACAAATATCTCCAAGTTCACGTTTCATATGAAAGACATTTTCTTCAGTGTAGGGTTTACCTTGAAGAATGATCTTCTTTACAACTTCAGTAAACTCACCTGCTTCGGCAGTCATACCAAGAGCAGCAGTCAAAAGACGAGGAACATCTGCATCATTTGTTGCTTCCAGTTCTGTCATACGAGCAAGTAGTTGTGCAAAGTCACTACTTGCAGGACTTGTAGTTTGACGAACAAACTCAATATACTTATCACTATCAATAACTTTTTTATCAGCCATTAGAATTTAAATCCCTCAAATGATTTTTTAGGTTTCTTTTCTTCATAATCATACTCTTCTTCCTTCCTATTGTCAAGAATGTCTTGTTGAGCAGATTGTTCACAGTCATACAATCTCATTTTTGCCCTATCAATGCCAACCACAAAACGTTTATGAATGGTTGGATCATTATAGCGGTTCTTCAGTTGTTTGACTAGAATCTGTCCCAATCCCTCCAACTCTTCAGTGCTAATAAGGGCAAACATAAGATCAGCAGTAGCAGGGAGACCAAAGGATTCGGAAGTATCAGTAAGTTCAACATCAGAGTTGCCATAACCACTGCGGGTAGTTTGAGTAGCAGAGACAATGGGAACACTAAATTCAACGGCAAGTCCGCGAAGTTCCTCTGCAATTGATTTGACTAATGTATAGGAATTGACGTTGCCACCTCCTCTAAACCGAGAGGAAGAGCAAATATTAAGATAGTCAATAAAAATAATATCAGGTCTAAATGATTTTTTAAGAGCAAGTTCATTGAGAAGTGCTTTGAAATGCCCAGAATGAGCAGAGGCAGTTGGATACTCTTTAATAATTAGAGTTCCTTGTGTCTTCTTAGCAAGGTTTGTAACCTTGTTTTCAAACATCTGTTTTGGAAGTTCTGCAATATCCTGAATAGGAACGTTCAAGAGGTTTGCATCAATTCTTTCAGCAATTCGCTCCTCCGCCATTTCAAGAGTGATATAGAGTACGTTCCTGCCCTGTAACAAGGCGGAACTAGCCACATGACACATAAACAGCGATTTCCCAACACCTGTTCCAGCGAGAGCAATATTGAGAGTCTTATTAGGTAAACCACCCTTAGTAATCTTATTGAAGTATTCCAGATCAAATTCAATTTTCTCCTCCTTTTTATGATAAGACTCATAACGTTTTTCGTAATCCTGAAGATAATCGTGCCCCACATGAGCATCAAAACTTACTGCAAGAGCATCAGAGAGAATTGAGGGAATACTATCACGATTTTTCTTTTCATCCTTACCATCAGCAATATGAATAGATTCCATCAGAGCAAGATAAATTGCCCTGTCACGACACCACTTTTCAGTAGTATTTACCAACCATTCAAATTCAACAGGAACATCATCAAGACATTCAATTAGATGAACAATTTCTTTGAATGAATCATCATTAATATCTTTACGCTTTTCTACTTCAATACACAGAACTTCTTTTGTTGCAAGTTGATTATACTCTTGAATAAATCTAAGAATTTCTTCAAATACAATTCTCTGATTCGTATCTTCAAAATATTCTGCCTTCACAAAAGGTATAACTTTTCTTGTATATTGTTCATTATGTAAAAAGTTTCTTAGAATAAGAAATTCAACTTTATCCATGAGGCATATCAAATACAAATGTTATTCTTGTCTCATCACCGATGTTTACGGTTCCATGAGGTAATTTATTATTAAACCACAAAAGAGTTCCTGGTTCAACAATGGTGGTATCAGTGCCACAAAAATATTGATATCTACCAAGAATAGAAAGATGATATCTATCCCTTGTTAGATAATATGATCCTTCGTCAATATGAGCACCAACGATTTCATCAACAGGAAGAGAAAGAAATCCACAACGATGTATTTCTCTATTTCCAAAGTGCTTGCGTATAATCTTTCGAATTTCGCTGTGATGTTCGTATGCTGGAGTTTTGATATTGATTTCAGAATCTCCAACAAAGTCTTCTTTTTTCTTGACCCCACCCATTATAAGTTGAAGAGCACTTACTGGCAAGTCAGCAAATCCCCTATCAACTAAAGATTGAGAATCTTTAAGTTGTTTTTGATGATCCCAATCTTGCGGATATTTTTTAAGTTGTTCTACAACTTTAGATACATTGATTCCAGTTTTGAGAATTTTGATCATTTGCCATAACTGAATTCACCTTTAGCAATCACATCAAGTTTTTGCATCACTTCTTCAGTAAAATACTCTTCGGGATTTGCAAGAATTTGTTTGGCATAGATTTTTTTACCATCCATTTCATAGCGACCTGCTACATTTTTCCACATACCGCCAAGTTCACCCAATTCAAGTAAACCGTAATATCGATCAAGACCACGTTCATCATAATAAAGACGAATTTCAACATCTTGATTTTCCTTACTCAAACGCGACTTAGCAGTCTTTGCCTTGATAATGTTTCCAATGACTTCTGTTCCATCTTTCTCCTTTTTCTTTGAGAGATGAATGATGGTAGAAGCAGCATACTTAAGACCGCTGCCACCTCCCATCTCCTTAGTAGGAACATAAGCACCGATAACATCGTAGGTATGATTCGTAACGATCATTGGAATGTTTGCTTGACCAAGTTTCAAAGTAAGCATACGGAATGCACCTTTGATGAGTTGTGATTTGGTCATATCACGAACTTCTTTATCATTCAAAGCATCAGTAATCTCCTTACTTGTTGAAAGCATTCCTAAAGAGTCTAACACAAACATACAAGGACTGCGTTCTCCCTCTGGTTTCTTCAGATAAAGGTCAACTGCCTTCAGTGCCTTACCACGAAACTCTTCAACTGTAACCACATTGACCACGACCAATCGAGTTGTATCAATGCCTCTACTCTCCAGTAAGGATCGTGTGATTGCAGCTTCAGTATCAAAATACAAACAGTATCCAGTAGGATTATTATCAAGAAAATTCTTAACCACGGCCAAACTAAAGAAAGTTTTTCCTGTAGAACTTTCACCTGCGATTGCAGTAATTTTGTTGCCAGATACGCCACCAAAGATGCTACCACTGACAAGAGCATTAAATATGTACGAACCTGTGTCCACAAAAGTTTCAGTTTCGTCAATGTCAGATGCCAGTTGTGTGTATTCTCCACCAATTTCTTTTACAATATCTTTTAAAAAGTCCATTATGCTACCAATCCGTATTGTTCACGAAGTATTTTTTTATAAGGAAGACCCTGATCTCTAAGATCTTTTACTAGTTTTAGTTTATGATAAAGTGCTGCATCTCCACCAAATCCAAGAGCACTAATAATTTTTTGCAGTTCATTGTCACTAATAGGTAAATCCATTAAGAAAAGAAGAGGTCCAGGTTTACAGTTTTTTCTACATTCCACCCAATTGCATCAAGAATAATTTTGAGTGGTTCTAGAAATGCTTTCTCAAATTGTAAGTCATAGTCAATGTATTTGTCAAGATTAAGTTCTTTGGGAAACTCTTGGATGAAAGAAATAATATTCTCGTGAATAGTATTTGGTTTCTTTAGATAAACAAACTTAATCTTCTCACCATTCTGAATAAGTGAATATTTATTTGTCAATTTTGCTCTCTCAATATAATGATTAAAGAGAAGTGCTCCACGAACGTGAATAGGCGTTCCCTTTGCATAGATTGATGTAGATGATTTATATTTGTTTACATCAGATGCAGAACGAGGAAATGAGATTTGTTCAGGAGGAAGTTTTTTGAACTCTTTGCGGGCATTATCAATAAACTCAATTACATCTTCTTCGGTTCCATTCATCATTAGTTTAAGAGCATCTTTAATCATCTGACGACAGGGGGCAGGAGTAGAAGATTTGACAGCTTCAATACCCATCATCTTGAGTTTGGGTTCTGTATATGCCACTCCTTCACTATTCCACACATTCAAGATGTAACGTTTTTTAGCAGTCCAAATACCACGATCAGCAATATTCTCCCGCTTCATCTGCATCTTCTGATCATAGGCATTTACATAGTCTGCCAATTCTTGGTAAGAACCTTCAATATACTTTTCAAGTTCCAACGAAGCGACCTTATCAAGGAACGAAACAATGCTTTCAGTAGTTTTCTCTCTTCCCTTGAATACAGTTTCAACCACAGGACCCATATTAAGATAGATGGAATCAGTATCAGAAGCAATAACATAATCTACATTCTCAGTTTTAAGAAGTTTATTGATATAGGCATTCATCTTAGATTCGATCCAACGAATAGAAACCTGCCCCGAAAGAGTGATTGCCTCAGCATTTTCAAGTTTGTAATAACGGAAATACTGATTACCAATAGCACCATAAGCAGAGTTAAGAGAAATCTTCTTTGCCATCTGAATGTTATTGCATCGTGCAATTTCCTTCTCTAATTCTTTTGTTTTGGTTTTTTCATATGC